TTTCAGCCAATTGTTTTTCAGTCTTTTGTTGTTCGATAATATGGGCTGCAATTGCCGGTTTCGATGCAACATCGATCGGGCGTGACGCCTTTGCAATCTTTTCAAGTGCGACGGATGCAAGTTCATCTTCGCCTCCACCTCCTGCAGCGCGATCCTCTTCTTCTTGCAATCCAGCGTAACTCAAGAAACTATTCGTTAGTTGTTTCGCGTTGACCTTACGATTCTTCCGAAAGATAAAATACCGGTTATAGAATGATATCTGTTTCTCTTCTGGTGTCATGTATAATGCAGAACCGTATTCTTGGCGACACTGTCTAGACCAACCTTCGTCTGTATCTGCGGCACCTCCTCCGGCGCCCAATACTTCTTCGCGCTTCTTCTTACAATCCAACTCCATTTGATGATACATTCCATCAAATGTGGCTGTTCCATCTGGCATTGGAAACACAAGCGTCGTCGCTGCTTCTTCTGGAGATACGAGATCAAATCCATAATTTTCTAAGAGTTGCGTTAAGTAGTCGAAGTTAACAAGATACTCGCGAGTAACTTTATTAATTGTATCTTGAAATACTTCTATTTCATAACCGATACTACTGCTGTTAGGTTGAAATTCGGTCTGATGATATTTCTTACGCGCGGACCATATTTTATGTGGGTCGTGACTAGTGCTGCCAGCGCCGGTATTGCTTATAACACTAATCTCGTCACCGGTTTCTAATCTCGCCAGCGCCTGAAATATACGCGCACCATCAAAACATGTTCCAATGAAGTATCCGCCTAATTTTGTGCATTCGGACACATTCTGAAGAAAGGTATGTAGTTTCATAGTGTTTTCAAAGAAGTAGTGGATTGCAAATTGAACAGAGCAGATATCAAATCCATCGACTCCGCGACCATAATGTGGATATACTCCACGACCTAATAAACTCGCATCTTTTGCACCTTCGCCGAAAATGGCGCGTGTAATAAGTCGATATCTTTCACTGATTGCTGCTTGACCTGCGCGTATCTCTTTACTGCTATCTCCATGAATGAAGATCGCATCAGGAATATTTTGCTTGGTCTTCTTAATATCTAAATATCTGGCGCATACACCGTCGAATTTATGTTCAAGATTATCCTTCGAATAATCAATTCCGAATACGAATCCGAGTTTCGCCGCAATCCATTTCGGTAAATCACCACCTTTTCCAACAGCAAGATCGATTAATGTGTTTCCTGGGCGTGCAACACTCATAATTAATTTTCGTTTAATATACAAATTGTGAAAATCTCGCATTCCTTTTGTTAGTGTGCGCAATTTTGTTCCGCGACCAACATCAACACCACCTCCTCCCCCAATTGTTTCAGCGTGATTATAATAGATATCATTGCTGATCAATTCATCCGGTATTCCCTCACCAGTAGTTATCATTTCATCGGTGATTGCATTATGGATTGAGTGCCAGTTATTGTTTGCAACATGATAAGCGTTTCCATAATTTTTACCACCAGCGCGATATTCGGCAGTTTTATCATGACGAACACGTAATGGTGACCACCGCCAATTCACCGGTTTTGATACATCATAACTAAACTCAACTATGGTTTCATCAAGGATAATATCATTTTCTGTTGTCATCATTTGGTTAACGCCAGCTTCATCTGGTCTCAACATAATATGGCAAATATGCGCATCATTGTCATAAGGATATGTTGGGTAAAACGGCGCAGGTTTATATGTATCGCCGGTTGTATGTTCATCCCGGATATTGCCGCCACCGCCGCCGCCAGTTCCTTCGATCAACGAAACACAAGGATTCAGATGCCCGTGCTTATTCTCATCATAACCCACACGTAAAATCAATGTCTTATACTGCTGGATTTGCACACATCGAGACATATCCAACCCTGATTTGAATATATTACTCACGAGATCTTCAGTGTCTTCTCCTTTTTTTGTTGTAACAAGGAAATCGATTGTATTCATATGGACTGGTTTCCATTTAAATGAATAGTCCCATGTTGTTCGGTATAATGGTCCTGCAACAGTATTGTCATTGCGCACATTGCTGCCTACACCAAAATCGAGCGGTGTAAATATAAGTCCATCGGTATGATATTCAAACTGATGTTCATTACATTTACGTAAGATAGCTGCACAGCAGTCAAAGATAGTTTTTCCTGATGATTGCGATGCAATTTCGAATTTCTTTGTTTCAATACGAATAGGTGGTAATGAATTCGCGTCACCTGAAATACACTTTAACTGTAGATTCTTCACAAGACTTTCCATTAACGGTAGACGAAAGTTGGTAAGAACTTGATCTTCGTCGATCGATGGAAAGAAGAGTCGAGAACGAATGTCCGCCTTATGAACGAAATAAACATCAAAGGCTAAGAATACATTAATAAATGCACCGTTTTTACTGTGAAGAATGTGTTCGCCATCCAAAAGCGAATTGTATAGTTTTGAATTTAATGAAACTGCGCCGGTAAATTGGATATTCATGTTTGTATCGATAAGATAGATATGACCAGTCTTGGGTGCGACAAATAGGAGTTTACGTTGACCATCCGCCTTTTCTGTTACCGAATAATTTAAACGAATATTGGGGACTTTGGAATCAGGATCGATCGGTCGAATATTCTGCATTTGTAATGTATATGAAGAAGGTCCGATAAAATGCTTTGGGCGTAATGTGATTGCTGGTGCTCCTCTGTCGCGTTCACGTTCACGTTCGAGAATTTTGACTCTTGCACTTTCGCGTTCTGTTTCGTCACCTCGATCGCCTCGATCGCCTTTGTAGCCTCTGTCGCCTCGGTCTTGACCTCGGTGGTCTCGACTGTCATCATCGCTTTCATCGTCACTCTCCCGGTCGCGCTCGCGAATCTCGTCTGGATAAATCAAATTGTGATATTTATGTTGGATACCACGTATTTCCGACATTGAAATAGGATAGTTTGTTCCTTGCATCCCCGACATCATTATTTTAATCATTTTACGCAAATTATCCATCAAGTGTTTTGGATGATTGAACGCAGTTCCAGGACCAACAAGATCATTAATCACCTCTATTTCCATTTCGTATCGAATTGGACTTTCAAGCACTTTCGCGGCATCAAATGTAGATGCTGAAATATAACCGGTTTGGTCTTTTAACGACTCCTTTACAACACTCATATCGATTTGAAATGGAAAATCTGGATGTGTGAGTGTGCTCCGATTAATATATCGAAATGTCTTCTTGTTATCATTCCATGTTTTTAAAATAGAACGCGCGAGTGTAGATGTATTCGCGATACGCTTTTCACGTTGATAACTTACTTTGAAGTTAAAGTCATCGAATATGACAGGATGTATCGTGTCGTTACTTCCTGCAGGACCTCCTCTTGCTTTGAAATCGTCTCCTTCTTCTCCTTCTCTCGATGCCGCAACTGTCTTTGCATACATTTTCTGGGTAAAGAGCACATATTTCTCATCTGGCGTATTTGTTTTGCAGTAATTTTGAACATCATTGATACCATGAATCTCGGCGCGAATCAGTGAAAGTTTGGTTTGTCCCGTTCGTTGATCGATGAACTCGTTCTGTATTTTCAAGGAATATCCATTCTTTTTGGTAAACATAAAACCAGAAGATAATAATTTCTGAATGACACCGTCAAATTTTTCTCTTGTGGTTGGCGCATTTCCTCTAGTTCCAAACCGTATTTCTAATTCCGGAATACCATCTGTTTTATCAAGCAAGCCTTCTAAATAATATGACACAATTTTTTCGAATTCAGATTGTTTCGAGGACGCTGCCGAAGATGACACACCACGATTTCTCGGCATTTGTATATATATGAATCGGATATTATTTATACATTAATTCATATATATAGATCAATTTTATAGTTAAATGCATTTACAGATTGCTTCATATAATTCAGGTTTTGTCTTACGTTTTTCTGTTCCTATTGAACCAAACTTACCTGGTATAATATTTACAACAGGCAATCCCAACTTTGTCGAAATATCTATCAGATCTTGCAGTTTATATGCAGATATTGGACGAATCGGCGCTGATATACTCTCCATCAACCAGTAATTCTCTCGAATATATTGCAAGTATTCATTTTTAATTTTTTCAGGGCATGCATATAATATGTATTTTCCTTTTATTTTTTCAATGATTGCACCTCCACTGCTTGCGCCATTCTGAATTTCGTAATATTTTCTTTCTTGAACAATACATAATGATATGTTTTTACACAAGACAATTGCTTGCATTGTTTCCAAATGAATAAATGGTTTATGAACTAGATTTTCTTCGAGTCCACTTAGTTTGATTTTATTCGCCTTCAATATCGGTTTGTTTTTACGGATCATTTCAACCAAGTCGAATTTAAATGTATTCGATTCTGTATAATAATTCTCGATGGTTTCAAACTTTTCTAATCCATATATCATAATATATGCGATCCAAAGAAGGGAATCTGATGCAGCGCCAGAAGGTGATATAACAAATTCCATCATTCTGTCTCTATGGAAACCGATAGATGGTTCACATGGTAGCGACACTGACATTTTACTTGATGAAGATGTGTCATCGCCGTCATCGTTGTTTTCGTTGTCGTCTGATTCTGTATCCGACGAAGACGCAGACGATGACGCAGACGAGGGCGACACTAGTGCAGGCAATGACGCCGGCAACAACCGTAATGGAACATGTCTTTCTTTAAATGAATCTAGATCATAATACATCATTCTATTATTTATATTTTCAGGTGTAAATGAAAAAAAGTTATATAAACATGGAATATCCGCCTGTGACAATGACATTAAATCAGTGCACTCAGTTATATATTATAGTTAATTATCTTTATGCGTCTTATTATCAAAATATTCTTTCGATAGATATTGCTTCTGTTCTTCGATTTCGTTTAATTGTTGCTCTTGCTGTATGACGTATTTCATATAATTCTCTAGTTCTTTTAAGGTTATATCATTTATTTTTGAAATATTTATGAAAACTCCATTTTTATTTTCGTTAATCTGTGTTTGTTTGTTGTATAATATGCGCAGCACCTCAATCTGATGAATCACTGGCATATTCTCTATACTATCTTTAAGCAACATCAAGTAATTTGTTTTTGTTTCTACTTGTTGTGCAATATTCTGTAATTCATTCATGGCTGATAGACTTGCGATGATGGGTTGTGTGGGTCTAGCGTTTTCACTCATCTGTGTATGTTTGTATGTATGCGAGGTCGGCAGCAGGGCAGGGCAGGTCAGGATGCAGTCGTTTAAAAAAATAACATAATGAAACTTTATACCCTTTCTTTATACAATAGCACAACATTCATGTGCATGATGGGGGTGGGAGTGGTGTTTCAGCGTCAAGTAACATTGCAATCACAGTAACATGTGTGTCATGTAATACAAATCGGCGACCAATAATTTCAACAGTGAGAATATCATTTTCTTCAATCCGCGAAAATAATTCGTTGTTTTTCATATTCATATCTCTCGAGAGAAACACTTCGATCGGAGAAATACATCCTTTCATCAAATCCATTGCTCCGGCGCGAATACCTGCTTGAGTAATTGTTCGTGCAACGCATTTGATGACAGAATGTTCATCTGGAAAACATATTAGACAATCCGTGAGAATATCAAACACAATATTTGCACCAGACAATGTTCCGCATGAATACGAATGAATTGAAATAGAAGATGGACATATATAACCTTCAATCGAACAACGACCTTCTAATTGTTTGGCCAATTCTTTTTCCAAAAGTTGTTTGACATCGACGCCTTGTTTAATTTTATAAAATGGAATCGTCAGCTTTCGATTCACTTGTTTTTTCGTAAAAAGGGTAGGATCGCAATAATATTCTTTGGTTGATGACGGTGCAACACACGGTGTAACAGTCGGTTCCACTTGTGTAGATTCAGAAACCACTAACGAGACAGTAGATCGCGTCTTCTTTTTCGGTCGAATTATGGTTTTTTTTCCAGACGAAGATGATGGCGCACATGATGAAGATGATGCCATTACAACGAATGAATGATAGCTATATGGATTCTAGTTTTACATTTATATCTTTATCAATTTTATTCAGATATAATCAGATATAATCAGATATAATCACATATGACTACATCATATCCGTTTGCTGTAGTCGTCGATTGGACGATTTGAAGTGGACCAGCGCATCCGTAGATAATTCCGGATCGGACGAATGCATCACATTCATCCTTTATTGCATGAGGTGGAATGGGTTGAAGAGTAGTCTTGAATACACCATGACGTAAAATACGACAATTGAATTCTGCTTCACGAATAACAAATGGTTCTTGACAGTGAAGGCAAGTAAATATATATTCCATTATTATTGTAATATACGTTTCGTATATAATATAATACAATACTCTAATAAAATCACACCAACTCACCAATAACCGAAATTGCTTCATCCCCAATTTCGAACCTCTGACCAATAACACGAATACGAATTTCTTCCTCTTCTTGAAGTCGCGTAAAATCAGCGCGGTCATAGTGATGATCTCGCGCGATAAAAACAACCACAGGTGATTTCGGTTCATTTATTGTAGCGCGAATACCTGCAAGAGTTATATTTTTAATCACACATGAAAAAACAACGCCTTCCACGAGAGAACACGCTAGACATTCATATACAATATCAAAAATCGCATGTTTTCCGTATAAATATCCATTTGAGTATGTCAATATTTTCACACTGCCAGGTCGAATGAAACCTTCCGCCATACACTTTCCCTCCACCATTTTCGAGAGAATGTGTTCGAGTGTATCTTTTACATTACGCCCGATGATACGAAATGGAACTTGTATTTTTCGTGTTAAAAGAATCGTGGTATATATACCCAACTTTGGTTTAGATTGAATTGGTCCTGGTGCACTTCCAGATGTTGCATATTTTGAAATAGACGCCATATTCATGTAACTATTATAGTATTATACTTTTATTTCTATAACTATATATTTTCAATATCACATAATATGGCTTCACATGGCGTAAAGAACCATTTATACCCGTTTACCTGATTTTTATTGAATGTGCGAAATAAAAACTCTTGAAATACACACAATTCGCGTTGGGTTCGAAACTTGGTATTTTCATTTGTAAGTTTATATTTATCGTCGCTTGTGCTCGCATTCAAAGATAGAATTGTGTTGATTATTGTTATGGTTTCAGTTTTGCCTGCTTGATCGCAACGTGCACCCTTATCGCGTTTATTTGACATTACTCTTACCTTAAATACCAGGTAATTTTTCTTAAATAAAGCAATGAATCCCACTACCATATTCATATTTTTAATATGTTTCGTTTGTATTTCGTCTAAAAGTAGTTTGAAATCACGTTGATCTTCTGGTTCGGCAACTGTCCATTCACTTGATTTATATCGTAATATAACTAGATCATATTTTGGTTCTTTTTGGTCATATTTCTCACCTTTTTTTTCATGAAACAATAACAAACCTTGATCTTGTGGAACGGATGAAGTCGAACCAGGTCCAGATGCTGCCAATGCGGTCGACGCTCGTTTACCAACCAATACACGACTTATCATTTGTTGCGAATAATAATTGAGGATCATTCTCTCGAACGGTATAAGTGGTTGAATAGACATAGTCGCACTCCCCGCGACCCCACCACCACCACCACCTGCGCCTGCGCTACTTCTAACGGTAGTTATCATTGAATAATTATTTTTTTGATAGAGATAATTTAATAATGTAAGACTGTCTTCAAATGTTTCTATTTCTTCAAGAAGTCTTGCAATAATAAGTTCGCGCATCTGTTCTTTTGTAATTTGATATTCTTCTTTTTGAGAGATTTCCTCAATTACTTTGCCACAATAATAACACCATTCCTCTTGGTCTTTTGTTGGTTTTTCGTATAATGTCTCGCATATTTCAAATTTATTTGCAAGTTTAGTAAGAATATCAATTGCCTTGTTCTCTGGTTCAACGTCGTCATCAGACTCTGCATCAGACTCCGCAACAAACTCTGCAACATCACTTCTCTCGGATGATTCTAATGGACCCGGCACTTCTGCGCCGAGAGATGCAACTGCTTTTTTTACTTTACTAGCAACTTTCTTATTTGATCTCGCGGCTGCTGCTGCTCCGGCAGGCGCCGCACTCGATGACGATTGTCCAGACACACCACCATCTCCAATACCAAGATAATCTTCTGTAATTTCGGCTGCAAGTGGATATTCTACCGACTTATGTTTATAAGGAACTGGTGCACTTCGTTCATGTATAGTAATGTGCTTATCTGTGAGTTCGATGGGTTGAAAGAGATAATATTCACCAACATTAATAACTCGACCTAATCGCCCGTATCTGTCATTCACATATTCATTCGGATCACTCACGATTTGTGTTAATGCAAGATTGATTTGCGCAATAGGATAATGCCGAATTGAGTTGATATGAGAGATGATTCCTCTTGCACCCGTTTTTTTGTAGAAAAATCTCTCCTTGTATAACTCTTTGATTTTGTGAATAATCTTGTCCATGTTCATCGACATAAACTTTTCATTGAATGTATCTACACGAACATCACCGCCTTCCCGTTCTTCACGCGCCTCTTCATCTGGTTCGCTCTCGCTATCACTGTCGTCACCCATTCCATATAATTCTTCTTGTTCTTGGATAGGTCGCCCATTTGAAAATGTTGGACGACATGTATACTCACATCGCTCCATATAATCACATAATGCTGAATATGGACGTGCACCAACCTGATAATCAATCTGTTTGCGCGACGAGAGATTTTGCTTGACTACTTGATTCAGTTGTGCAGCAGTTTGTGTATTGTGTTGTATATTGAGAAGACAATCTACGGCAGATGTTCGTAATACACGAGAGACGACACCGATCTTTACTGCTTTGAACTCCGAGAGTCGGTATAGATATAAATCAATGGCTTCTATTTCAGGGTTTGTAAGTTGCGACCCGTATAAATACAGTTCCACGTTTCGATGCGAATAAGGAAGGCGTTTATGACTGCAATTTCGGATAGCGCGTCCAATAATTTGTTCAAGAAGATTCATATTATACCATGGTTCCAGGATATGCACTTGACGAATATTTTTGAAATCTAGACCTTCACTTCCAGCAACTGAAATAATAACGACCTTTACATTTTCACCATGTGTATTATCCTCGTTTGTAAGTGCTTTCAGTTCATAAAGATTATCTGGCGAAATTGTTGGATCACCCGTAATGACCGAATATCTTGCTGGACGAAAGGGTTGATTCGGATATTTAGATTGATGCTGACGTTGGGGGAGCATCGTAATCGCGTCAATACTAGGCGTCGGTTTATTTCTGAATAGTGAAGAATTCCCTCCGACAACGCTATACCGTGTAAATCCTAGTTCTTCTAATGCAAGTGCTATCGGGACGACTCCACCATCAATATACTGACTATATGCAAGGACAATACCGTCGCTTTTCAGTATAGTGTCACATATATTTTTGATTTTTGCAGAATATCTCCCAATATTTTCTGGTGCAAAAATACGTGATGATGTCTTTGTCGTCGTTTCACTGTCGGGTAACCTAAAGTTACGCGTAAAATCCGAACGATATTCGAAATTCAGACGCATCGGCGGATTACCTGTTTCTTGATATGACATAATATGACGTAAACCTTCTTTACCGATACATGCAGCAATATCAAACTCATCATTGGGGTTATTTATATATTCAATGAGTGAAGGATGTGGGTAAACAATATTTAATGCTTCAAGCGGTCTCTGGACAACTGCATATCCAATTGTATCCATATTTTCCTGCTGCTGCTGCTGCTGCCGCAACCTTTTTCCTACGGACCATTGCAGTCTTTTTATAAATATACATGGCTTTCATATCGTTAATTATAAAACGATAGGCTGCTTCTTGTATATCCCCAACTTGTGTCATATATACGTCGATGTGTTCGATGGGTTGATCAATATGACGTCCATTGAGTTGGGTTCGTGGATATCTGGCGCCACCATTTGTCAGCATAAGAAGTGAATGTTCTGGTGAATGTTCTCTCGGAAATATCCTATATGGAAATGTATACGGGTTTTCACCACGAACAAATGACACATACCCCGTTGATTTTCGAATAAGAAGATCCTTACCAATCTCTCGACCTTCTTCATCCAAACGAAAGTTTCCACGCTCATCAAAGACATCCGCGATATCAATGGTTGCACGACGATCATTCAGATTCATGAGGTTTATCAACCATACGATCTCTTTATAACTATTGTACATGGGTGTTCCTGATAAAAGCAAAAGACGCACATTATTTACCTTTTGAACAATCTGAAACAATATCTTCGCCACACGTTTATCGCGATTATCGTCCGTAATGCGGATATTATGAACCTCGTCGATAATAATCAATGTATTTGCGAACAATTTACGTAATTTCGTAACAGATAGTGTTTCGATTGCAAGCGTCTCCATATCTGCTGCTTTGGTAAGTTCCGCTGCCGATTTACGACCTTTTTTTGCAACTGGTGCGACGACGACATCTATTCCCGACGACGCTGCACCCGTTTTACGTCGCACCTCCTGTATCACCGCATCATCTTGTGACAAACCTATACTTGATGCATTCGTCCGCGCATAATTCGCAAATTCATTATATCCAAAAAACAAGTAATGCGATGAAATTAAACGGCGAATCTGTTTGATAATTTTATCTCGTGTTAATCCCTTCATATTCATTGGATTTATTTCCTTGATAAATTTATTTCCAGTACATGCGCGAATATTCCAAACTCCCGGTTCAATCTCTCGAAGTTCTCGTTCATCAAAGAGTTGTAGGCGGAAATTTTCTTGAACATTTGGTGATGCGATTACGATGATTTGTTGATTGATTCCCATTTGTTTCATGTAATCACGCATCTCTTCTGCAACACTAATGGCGGAACACGTCTTCCCCGTTCCGAGTCCATGGTATAGTAGCAAACTATTATACGGCGTTTCAACAGAAAGAAAATTACGGACGAACTGTTGATTCGGTGCAAGTTCAATCTGTGCATTACACAATATTTCAGCCTCATTTTCCACATTCTTTGTATTATCAACATCCATCTTAGTATCAAAAAACTCTTTACGAAGCGCTATTTTTGTATTAAACTCCGGATCATTCAAAGTAGGATATAACCCTTTTCCAGCAGCGGCACCGGCACCTTCACCTTCACCTTCACCTTCACCTTCGCTGTCACTGCCAGGTAATATTCCGATATCATGTATTGTCATCTCTCGTTCTAATAATTCTTTTTTCAGTAATAGTTTATTGAACTCCTTACTAAATGGATTATTGAGTTCTTCTGGTTTAAGACGTCGACGTCCTTCTTCAAGGTCTTTCTTCATTCTGTCGATATTCTCTCGGGGTGTAATAACCGGGGCAGCGCGAGCAGCAGCGCCAGCGCCAGCGCCAGGTTTAGATTTCATAGCGCGTAATATCTTTTTCTTTGGCGGTGCATCTACTGGTCCAGGCGGCGTCACTGCAAGCGCTGCTGTTGCCACCGACGCCACCGACATTTCCATCGGCACATTTTTTTCATTTTCATCGATACCCTGATTTTCCATTATTACTATTGAATCAGTTATCCTTTATATAACTATACGAAATAAAAAGGATAAATACAGTCGAACTATCTATTTCAAAAAATTCTATAGCGGGATAATATGTTATTTACCTTACGAACAATGCCAATTTTTTCTAAATTATAAGGTCGTATTGCTCGAACACATTCATCAAATGTCATCCATTTCATGAGACCAACTTCCATAATGTCGTGCGCTTTTTTCGGTTTCTTATCTAAATCCACCATTGCAAGGAAATACTTCTGTTTATAACATTTCATATCCGACCCCATAAATATCTCTTCGAATGGCGCGATATTTTGGATAACATTTTCAGTCGTTATGTCATACCCAGTCTCTTCTAGACATTCTCTCAGTGCACACGGCAAATCTTTCTCATTATAATTTCTTCGCCCTTTTGGAAATCCCCATTCCGTCTCGTTCCACCGTGTAGTAGATTCATCAATGAATTGTTGAAGTGTTTTTATACGTCCATCTTTCGTGCGAATCCCACTAAGCACATGCTTGTATTTTTCAAACGACACATGTTCTTCATTTTTATATTGACTACCTCGTGTATACTCTCCCCATAACAAACGCCATAACTGTTCAAAAGTAAGACGCATTAGGTTTGATTTTTCTAACATTGTCATTTCGTCGATAATACGCTGGATATACGCCTCATCGTTTAATGAATACTTACCACGAATAAAATCTACAAACCCAAATGAATCGCGGCGACGGATCATAAGAAATTCTGGTCCCAAGTCACCGCATCGAAATGCAATCACACCAATACTTGTAATCGGAGCGCGACAATTATTATATACATGATTATTCCGATTACAATTATTACAGAAATATTTGTTGGTTTCATTTGCGCCACTAGCGCCACCGCAAATGTCTCCTCCTCCTCCTCCTCCTCCTGCACCTCCTATACCACCCCCAATTTGTCTACTTTGCCGTAACTGGATTATTTCCGAATAAGATAATGCGGATTTAGGGTTGTTTATTTTTTTTATGTGACCTTGCAATTCACTCACCACCACTGAAGAATTTACTTCATCATTTGTATTTTTTATTTCATGATCCATATTGACTTATCGTATTTATGTCATTGTTTTTATGTCATTTCATAGTAAGCAATGCTGAAACTTGACGCGAAGATATGGGGACCGCATTATTGGTTTGTTTTAATGACGTCTGCTGTCAACTATCCAGATCATGTAAACGACATTGTGCGTAAAAAATATTATGACTTCATCCAAAATTTCTCTATGCTTATTCCCGATCCCGAAATGTCGGCCGAATTCGATCGAATGTTAGACAAATACCCTGTTCGACCCTATTTGGACAGTCGCGATTCGTTTATTCGATGGGTTCATTTCATTCATAATCGATATAATGTCATCTTGATGAAGGATGAACTTCCATTACATGACGCACTCGAGAAATATTATCTTCATTACCGACCGAAACCAATTCAAATCATGGAAGAATTGAAGTATCGAGAGAAATTAGTGTATTTGTTAATCATGGTTGGACTTGGTTATGCAGCGTATTATTACCATAACCGATAATATACCGGCAAAATAATCCATACTATATATAACCAATATACATACATACAAACCAAGACACAATATGATAAAGACAGAATACATTGTGTTTATTATCACTGCAATTCTAATTGCAAACACGTATTATGACGGTCAAATGATCAAGTTATTTCAAAGCAACCAAAAATGGATTAAAATGGCAACATTTGGATTCATCGGATTGTCGCTTTTTATGTTCTTGCGCCGTAATCCTGAAAACTCTAGGCAATTATTATATCACGCCAACGATATTATTAAGTATATGCCGATAAGCAAGGGAACGGCAGATATGATAACACCATTTTTCGATATGACGGGTCGAACACCTCCCAATGTCGGCGGGGCGATGGGCGGCGGGGCGACGAGCAGCGGGGCGATAATGAGCACAGTGGGAATAAATACAGCGCGCCCCATCGCGCAACCGCCATTTATGGGGGGCGGATCATCCATCAGCGCTGCCGAGAGACGCGTTCTTAACTCCGGCAAAGGGTCTAGCAAACGCAGCGTTAGTGAAACCAAGAAAAAATATGTTGCCGCACAACAAGGATGGAAATGCGGAGACTGTCAACGTCAATTACCTGCGTGGTTTGAAGTTGATCATGTGATAGCTTTAGAACACGGCGGATCTAACCATGTAGATAATTTAGTGGCGTTATGTCGGGATTGTCATGGAAAAAAAACGGCAATGACATTCTTATAGAAAACAGCGTCATCTTATTCGCATTATTATATCTTATAATTATAACTGTGTGGTTAGTTATCATTATAAATATTAATGGAGGCACCAATTGAACAATCATCCTCCTTATCAAAATTAATAGATTTATTACCATTGATTATTATTTCAGTAATCGTTTTGGTTGGATTTTTTACATGGGAAATCTTCACCAAACATCTAGAACCATTTATATTGTTGATAACTAGTATTTTATTTGCAATATGGATGTATTCTGGGGATATTCGTTCTTATGTGGATTGGAAAGAGAAAAACGACAATGGCGGCGACCCTTTTTTTACTGGACCAATAGCGCCTCCGCCTGAAATATCAAACACAATGATTATAATTATTGTTGTTTGTGTTGTAGTGTTGGGGATCGGTTTAACTCTTGGTATTTCGAGTTATCAAATTGGTAATAAAATCGGTAGTGCATCAAAACATGATAATATTTTGAGTTATATTGGATATGGATTTCTTGGTTTTGGTGGGATTACATTATTATCTCTTGTATGGCAAGCATTTAAAGGAGAATCAACAAATGGTTCAAACACCGGAGAATCAACAATTGGTTCAAACACCTTTAAGATCATTAGTGGTTTACTTTTATCAGTAATTGGTATATTCTTGATTGCAAGATTCTCTATTATAGGCGCTAGTATAGGTCTCAAATCTGTAGAGAAAGACCAAGTAAATGATTCTTCTACGAAAGAAAATTCGCTATCCATTTCAAATACCATTTTGAATTCAGGATTAATAATCCAGGTATGCGCAATACTAGCCGGATTGTATATGATGTACCGATACAAATTGTTTCATCCCGACGCCACCGACGGCAGTGTAATTACTGCAAATATTAAATATGTTCCATTCGTAATTTCGTTAATAGTTGGTATCATTTTCTTCTCAAGAACAGGAACTGATGATGATAATAAAAATATATTTGTAGCGCACGGAATCGTCTATATGGTTATTGCTGGTATAACTCTCTTGATGGCGTTAGGGAATTTAAGCAAATTCACGTTATTCAAAGGAAGTGGATTGGTCTTGGTATTTGGAATTATTGGCGTCATTATTTTGAATTTCGTGTCATTGAATGAAAAATCGAATTTTGATTTAACCAAAGATGATGCAAATAACGGAAACGCCTATTATCAACAAGTAAAAGCGGAAGTTACAAAGGAATTACAAAAATCAGGTAAACCGGAGGATATCACAGATGCAAAAATTAATGAGAAAATGCAGCAACGAATGAATGAACTCAATAATTCAAACGACAAAATTGTTAAAGATATCAATAATACTCTGCTGAGTTTTGTCTTGGTAATTACAATAATTATTGGGATACTTTATTCCGCAAAAATGAAAATTGCGGAATGTCAGAGGTTACCAGTTAAGATACATAATATTTTTGTTGGGGATTGCAACAAAACTGATGATTTCAAAGAACAAGAAAAATTGACAAATATCTTGAATGGAAAACCGGAAAAAATCGAAAACATAACTGGGGATCAGTGGGATAAAATAATAGAGTCGAATGAGAGTGCTAGTGATACAGATAAATTCAGTGAATTCGCAGTGAAACTTGCCCAATCGTCACGTTGGATCCCTTTCTTCACCATCATACTTATCATTCTATGTGTGTCTATGCTATTCACAAAAGTAACCACATCAGAAGCAACGATGGAATGGATTGCGAAATCGTTTCGTGGTGATATGTTCCCGAAAGTAAAAGAACTCCTTGATACATTTTTTATTGTATTTATCGTTGGTCTTTTATTATGCGCAGTATTATTACTGCCAATTATTCAAGAACCCGGTATTCGAAGACTCGATATATTTACGAAATTTATTGATTCTATTCAGGTGTGGCAGTATACAGAAAATACGAAACCAGGGATATCGAATTGGGTTGCGGGAATTGGAGGGTTTATAGTTGTGGCCGTGGTCGGGTTATCATGGATGTGGACAAATCTATCACAAAATACGCCTCTTCCAGATAACTGGGGGGTGATCCTTGTTGCAGTTTTACTTTTTGCGGTTTGTTGCCGACTTCGAAAAAGACGGTGTATTTGTGCGCATTTTACGACTCTTCTTTACTTCAGCATACTTGGTTCCGTTATTGTTATTATCTGTATTCAAACTTGCGTTGTTTTTTATTCCATGGTTTATTGGACGTCAATTTGAGAAACCTGAATGGACAAAATCTTTCGAAGAGGAGAGGACAAAATGGGATTTTACAAAATGGAAGGCAGCTACCAGCGATAACGAGAGAGGAACCGATCTTCGTTTGTTTGGATTAGGTAAAATACCGATACCAGCCGATGTAGTTACATCGAAAAGTGCAGTCACGGCAGTTACCTCTGCGCCAATCGCCAATGCTAGTGCTGCTGCTTCTGCAAATGCTGCTGCTTCTGCAAATGCTGCTGCTCCTGCAAATGCTGCTGCTTCTGCAAATGCTGCTGCTTCTGCTCCTACTGCTGCTCCTGCAAATGCTGCTGATGATACCGCAGCAGCGTCAGAATCAGGTGATCAAATCAAAGTGAATGCAGTAGGAAAACTCTTCAAGGTCATCTTTATCGTGATCGCATTCGTGGTTTTGATATTGACGATTATTTATACTGTATACAAAATTGACGCAGATATCAAACAACCCGGAGCAGATGCGTCAAATTATGAAGATATTACTCAAAAATTGAGTAGTCCAACCGCTTATACAATGTACACGATTATCGGAATCGTCGGAATTGCCGGTCTAGTTGCCTATCTCCGAGAGAAATTCAAATCAGCAAACCAAAAAAATCCAGAAGACTATCTTTTCGATGACTTAAAACCGGAAGACTCGAATAATCCAATGCGCCAACTCACATTCGGAATGACACATATTATCTATATCGTATTAATGATTGTTGTTTGGATATATGACACCGAGAAAGATGACAAGAATCGGATGTCTGTAACTGGAATGACAGTATTGGGTATTCTAATATTATTTTTTCATTACATCTTAGAATTCGTGGATAATAAATTACCACAAAAACTTGGTAGTGGGTCATCAGACGAAAATAAAGAAGAAAATGATTCCCCGAGTCTTTTATCAAACATACGTTTTATTATCAATACTGTATTCTTAATTATATTAAGTGTCCTTGCATATTACAAACAGCATGGTGTCATGGTGGCGCTCATTGTAGTCATGTTCATATTCCATCTAACAAAATCGATTCTTGGTGTGAAACTATTGAAATTATTATGGGCGTGTATCATTTATATTCCATGTCTCTTCTTAGATCTTGTTAAAAATTTTCAAGGCACTGTTGGAGATACGAGTCGTACAATTTGGATCATCGTCGCAATTGAATTACTGCTTATCGCTATTTTATACGGCGGACCTTATCTACTGAATTATATTGGTGCTTCATCGTCGCAAATGGTCGCGGCTCCTATATCCATCAAAAAGAAGTACGATACAAATCTCACGACACAAAGTAAAGAGATTTTCATATACCATAATACAGGGGTAGACCGAACACCAAAAGACGCAGCTGCCAACTGTCCTCCTGAAGAGAAAAAGAGGTATAATTATGGAATTTCTGGGTGGTTTTTCTTAAACAATAATGTAACAACTGCATCCAGTGATTTAGAAATATTCAATTTTGGAGATGTTCCGAAAATGACATATAATCCATCGAAAAATGAACTGAAACTCTTTTGTAATACACTTGATATGAATAAACTTAAAAATGCTGGTAATGTTTCAAGAACCGAAGAAATCTATAATTCTAGGTCAAATAACAATGCGATGACTATAGCGCAAACATCTTCCGACAAAAAGAAGTCATTAGTGCAAATGTCAATAGATGGTGAGGAGTTAGACGCAGATATTCCTCTTCAAAGGTGGAACTATTTTGTTATTAATTATGACGGAAAAAATATGGATCTTTTCATCAATAATAAATTGATATTCAAGAGCAACTTCATTATGCCAGATATTCAATTAAAATCTATCACAATTGGTGATACGAATAATAATCAGGGATTAAATGGACGTATTTGCAACTTTGCGTTCCACAAAATCCCTCTTACAAAGGAACAGATACGATGGACTTATAACATGTTAAAAACACAGGATCCGCCTATGATTGGTGGAATGAAGACTGTAGAAGATGAAGTCAAATCAACTGGTTCAATCACTGTATATTCGCAATAAATGTATCTTATTTACGCTAGGTATTATTATATCTATAATATTTATACGAATAATTATTATATATAAATGAATTCCAAACTCGTTCTCGCAGTCATCGTAATTCTTCTATTGTTATATGTTATTTTTAAGGCATTGACAACTACGTACACAAGTTTAGGAACTATGCAAAAATGGGGCAATGCAAGCACATTACAAGGTTCCAATTTACCGAGTAGTTTTAAAGCAAATAGCGCAATTTCGATTTGGTTTTACATAAAGAAATGGGTTAATGGAACCAAGGTCATTGAATTCAAAAAGAATGAGGAAATAATCTTTCAAATCAGGTTTATGGATGGATCAAATGTTATCAAGATTTTGCCAAGATCAGGACAATCTAAGTAGACGGTAAGTTGGTTAAATCATGTGTTGTAAATTTAGGATCAAAACTCAATGAAACAACTACGATTATTTTAGGCGACGCTAGTCGAGTTTCAGATGATGTTGGTTTCATCACCAATGTTAAACTGAAGGCTGATCCGATCGCGCCCCAAGAAGCCTGGGATATTTACGCACAAGGATTTGGCGGAAGTCCTTGGAGTGATCTTCTCAATAAATACAAGGTCAAATTAAGTTTCATCGTAGATAATCAGGAACAGGCCAGTGTTAGCACATAATTAAATTCGAAGACACTCTGTAAACAATGTATTTATGTTCCGTGAATACATTGTTTTTTTATTAGTTATATATAGTAATAAATATAAAAGGTATCTATAAATAATGAGTGATAGTAGCGGAAGCAGTAGTGGAAGCACTGGAAGCGACAGTGGAGGGTTTTTAAGTAATATAACTTCTAGTTTTTCAAAACCAAGTGATGCAGGTCTTTCTTCGTCTGGAAGTGGTGGATTTGGATTAAAAGAATTTATGGAATCTAATAGTCTCGTTGCAAAATTCGCCTTTATTTTGATGGTGTTTATCGTGTTATATGTTTCAATCAAAGTTGCGATCATCAGTTTATCGTATCTGTTGCTTCCATCATTGTCACCCTTTGTATTGGATGGCACATATAATACTGAAAATGGTGTAAAATATATTTCACAAGACCCTGCGAAGAAAGATTCAATTTTTGTTTCTAGATCAATGAATGAAGATGGTGGTTTAGAATATACATGGTCAACATGGTTTTTGGTTAATGAGGTTCCATCTCAAAAAGACCAATACTCAAGAATATTTAGCAAAGGCGGGCAAGGAACCAAATCAAGTGTTGATGGTATATATTATCCTAACAATGCACCAGGGTTGTATATTAAGTTTTCAAATGACACTAATGTGACAAATCCAGATAGAACAGACAAAGGTGTTAATATTACATTACTTGCCGTTGTTGATGTTACTGGTAAAAATGATAGTTCGGATAAGAAGAATAATTTACACGAAAAACTTATTACAACTGATATTCCTATGAAAAAATGGGTGAATGCAATTATTCGTGTTACAAATAACGTGATCGATTTGTATATTAATGGACGCCTGGCGCAGCGTCGTAAAACGGCTGGTATACCGCTTCAAAATTATGGAAAAATAAATATTGGTGAAAGTAAAGCAACGAATCGATTTAATGGATACATATCTACTATTCAATATTTCAATTATTCCATTGGATCGAATAAAATTAAGAACATTCTAGACGAAGGTCCGAATATGAAGACGATTACCAATACAGGGGAAGATGCCAGCAATCCAAAGAATTTGAACTATCTCTCTAATAGTTGGTATATGCGATAATATTTTTTTACATTTACATATCAGCAATCGCGCGGTATACGTGTAAAAAAATAGAATAAATGGGAGAAACACCTCCACCGCCAGTATGGACACCGTCGTTGTATCAATCAGTTACGACTGTCAATGGGCAAACGGTATATGGTGACGTATATTTAGATTCAACCAGTAGTGATGGAGGAATTACACAGACGAACAATATATATTCATTAACCTATGTTACGACATTTACAATGATTGCAGGCACATTTGCAATTGAAAATGTGCCACCTGAACTTGTAAGTATGCGTAAAACACTTATAGGGGTGATACCATTGATCAATCTGCAATCCACGAATAAAAAGAATGACATTATCTTTTCATTTCCGACGAATAATTATGCAATTTCGGTTGTAAGGTTTGACCGTGATTATAATGTATTCCCACAGTCCTCGGGGTCGCCATATAATACGGTTGAAACTCCTGTAAATAGTGGTGGTAATTCTGTCGCTCTTTCTTATCGCAATGCACTTGTCATTAATGGCGTGTATGATGCATTAAATGGATTTGTTTATGGGCAAAGAGAAGCCACATTCCGAATGGAAATGAAACAGGCTGAGTATATCGCCTCAGGAGTAGGTGATGATACGATTTCGTATGCTGAAAAGAAGATAGTCGTTCCAATTAAGATAATAAAATCGACATCATCATTGTCCATAAAACCATTTTATGGTGTCGGAATGTATACGATTCCAAATGCAGACATCAATGGTATTATTACACGGGAGTATCTAGATGGATATTTGGATCTTATTTTTTCTGATTTTGCGACAACAACCCGTAAAAATGTGAATACAGGGACAGATGATTATGATAATATTATTTATTATTTGAGACTGGATGGTCTGCGTTCGTTTCAGTTTAGTAATGATAACATAACTATATCCGGGAACCGAATTATCTTTAAAAAGGTTACATTGAATGCTGATAAGATAACATATAGTCCGATACCTATTAAGTTTCTTCAAGAGGAAACCGCAATATATGACCGTTCAAGTGAAAAAATAGGGGAGTTTACGAGAACAATACAAATAAATATTATTAAATCGACGCCTACATTTATAGGTCAAATCCCTTCTATAAATACTGGGATATCTACAACAATATATAGATTGGCGGATATGAATAAAATGACGACTGAACGTTCGTTTAATATAACAATACCGGGGTCTACTAATAGTGATCCAGAAGCCACGTTTACGGTTACTTCATCTGACGTTGAATTATTAAAAATAGATGTTTCTGGGTCGATATTTACTGGAATTATTTATGGACCAGGTGTAGTTACTGTAACTATAACCCAACCTGCAACAACAAATTTCAACGCAAAATCCGCGATTTTTGATGTGAATATTTTTAATATAACTTCGTCAATTATGAATTGTAATTACAATCTTTTCTATACCAACCCGTATAATCGTAATTTTTGGACACGTTTTAAACCAGAATGTCGTTCTTCTAATTTATTTGATAAAGTAAATAATCGCATGCTTTCAGTGAGTGAAGTGGATGAAGTGTATGATATGCGACGAAAGGTTGAAATTTTGAAATACAATAAAAATGTTGGTGGACTTACAAAGAGTCAGAAATATGCAAAGGCGTCTCGTGGAGAATTAATGCGTAAAATTGGAAACGAACAGAAATATATAAGTGAGACAATTGGGGGTATAACTACGCTAGTATGTCCTCCGAGTAGTGCAAATAGTAGGTTATTATGTGGATTAACAACGGCATGCGGAGTTCCTGGAAAAGAACGGTTATTGTGTTATGACGCTTCTATCAATTTATATAACTATAAGCGCATATATCAATATCAAGCAGGACTTCAAGTTCCGTCTAATTTGCCAACGATTATTTTAACTGAACCGACGAATCTACGTATTAAATCTTTTGACAATATCAATAATAAAGTCACACTTGAATGGGACGCTCCCGATTCAAATGGTGGGTTACCGATAGTTGGTTATGTTATAACTTTCTCTGAAGATAATAATAAGTGGTTGCCTTATAAGAGTGTGTTTCCATATAGACCAACTAATGCGGAAGAGGCGGCTGTAGCGTCATATAATAAATTATCTGGTGAAATAAATGGAAATACTGTAGTATTTGAACGAATACCAAATAATGTTGAAATTCGAGCAAATACGATTTATTATATTTCCGTGTTTTCGGGTAATGAACGTGGTCTATCTAGTGTTCCTGCAACAATCACTGTGAAAACATCCGCAGTACCGTCGATTATCAATAATTTAAGATTTACAAATGCTGCAGATGAACGTCAAAATTTGATGGTAGACTTAACATGGACAGACCCTGTCAATACAGGAACTACTGCCGGATCATTTATCGGACCATCTATTCGACAATATAATCTCTATTATCGCAAGGTTCCTACGCTTATATGGACAAAACAAACACTCGATTTAAGTAGTATTATCATTTCATTAAATGATTCTCAACAGCGTCAATATATTTTACGAAACTTGGAAAACCAAAATAAATATGATATCAAGATCGAACCAATTAATTCGATTGGGGTTGGACCAGAATCTACGATTATTACAGCAAGAACATTAATGAAACCAGGTGTTCCACAAAATATTGTGGTAACACCCAAATATGGATTATTACCCCCACTCATAACAACTACTCCAAGAAATTATTTGAATGTGGCTTGGAGTAAACCTGATAACGGAGGTAATCCCATTACCATTTACAATATATCAATTACTCCACCAACGGGTTCTTCTATCCAACCTATTACAATATTATACGATATCTCAAATTCTTCTAGTAGTCTAAGTTCGTATAATTTGAATATTACTAGATTAGGTCAATCAGAATTAATCAGTGGTGATTATTCTATTATAATGCAGGCGTTTAATGGATATTTAACTAGTAATGATAGCATACCAACCATTGTAACACTTAAATCTACTTCTCAGCAACCAATTATTCAAAGCATTACCGGACGTTATGGAACAAGTGGATTACTATATTCGGAATTGAAATTTTCTATTACTAAACAATGGGTTGATGAAAATACTATATCACTAGTTAAGGTAACTGGTTTGACGCTACCATACCAAGTTTCTACTAATATTGCCAACCAACCTATCACAGGAACTGGAGATCATATCATTCGTATTCCAGCGTTATCATCGATGAATGATTACATTATAACTGTAGGTCAGACTTACACTAACATTAAAATTATACTAGTTTTTAGTTTAACTGGTGAAGAAAGAACTAGTGACGCGTTTTCTTATACACCGGAAATAAGAATATAATGGTATTATTCTCTAAGTGTAGGATTTATGCATATATCTTGACTTGAAAATACTTGTCCAGACATACATTTATCTCCAGGTTCTACTTTTGCACAACTCCGAAATCCTCTATCTTCACCGATATAACAATAACCAGATTTGCTTGATTGATGTTTTTGGGTGACACTACTTGCATCATCTGCACGGGGAGATGGTCCTGAATAGTTTCGTTGGGCTTTATCTAAAAATGTATATTTTGTATCGTCATTTATGAATCCTGGTTTTTTATCTGAACTGTTTGACATTTCTGGTGGAACGGGTGGGCGATGACGAACGCCTCCGCCTGATAAAGGTTTTTGTTTTGGAATATTTTTACTATTATTTGTCTCGCTGTCGCTGTCGCTCTCACTGTCGCTATCGCTGTCACTGTCACTGTCACCTACTGATGATGATACCGGGACTGGATTATTTGTGATACGAGATACAAGTTCGCGTCCCTTCTCCTCCATTGTCTTAAAAAATGATTTGATTTTATCTCCCACTTCACCCATCCCTAAATGAAATTCGCTATTATTAGATAAACTACTCCACATAAACCATAGTATAATAATAACTAAAATCACTTTGATTAAGGTTGTGAACGAGAAAAAACTACTTCCGTCATCATCATCAGAGTCAAAATCAGTAGCGATTCTATCGGTATCGAGAGAAATATCTGGCAGTTTGACATTTTTGAACGTATTTTGTGCATTTTCGGTAATATTTGATAATATACTATCTTTATTCATTTTAGGTCCGGTTGCCAATCCACGAATTACATTTTCATTCCCGGTGGATGCGCCAATATTTGTGAATTTAAAACTAGGAAGTGACATTATACTATATATAACATACATTATTCATATGGATTATATTTACGCGGGGGCGGTGGCGGCGGCGGCGGCGGCAGTTCTATAGGATTCTGAGAATTCGTTTCATCATTGTTTGTCTTTCTTACAACAGTATTCATCGCATTCAAGGTTTCAAGGCGTTTAATTGTGCGTTCTAAATCACCATTCTTATCCCCTTTATATCCGGCCGACGAGAATAGATAATCTGTATCTGGACTAATCTCATGCTGTTTGATCTGCTTGTATACAGAATTAATATTTTCAACAGCAGTTTCAATAACAAACCGATCATTGATCATGTCTATTTTACTATCATATTCTGTAGTAAGAAGTGAAATTGCAAAATAAATGATATAACGACGTTTTTTACGAATCCCTGGAGAAAAACGGATGCAATACAAGCGTAATAGACTATTCACTATTTTTTGGGTAAGTGGTGAATAATCATCGGTATTACTGCATCGGGCAAGAATGATATCCCATATCATCCAAATAGGGTCAAACTGGAGTTTATCATCCACTGGAATATGTGACCGACGTTCACACCGACACGTTTCTTTCTTGACTTTACAAATCGTCTCGAATTCTACGATCCATTCGACCCAATAACACGCAAGAAGTGTATTTTTAGAATCACGAGAGATATGATACGCAAATTCATTCATTGCAATAAATATCTCTTTCGGGTCTCTCTCTCGAAAAAACTCTTGCGCATAATCCACGCGTGGCGCTTTCAGGCGCTGAGACATTGTCGCAATATCATATTCCTCCTTCTTCTTAATTTTTACACTCTCATATTTATGTTGCCGTTTAGAATTCGCAAGGACACATACTATTTCTGCAAAAAGTGACCGCATCTTTGGATGATTTCTGAGACGAAGTTCATTTCCACTATATCCATTTGATATAATCGTCTTGAAACTTTCATATCGCATTTCAATATAAAGCGGTAGTTTAGGGTTGGCTAAATGAATATATTTACTTACAAAGGTAATAATAATATCCCATAATTCGAGGTAGTGACCAGAACACACGAGTTCTGCGCTCCAATAACATGATGGTTCTATTTTAGAACTGGATAAACTATTCAGTAGTTCTTTTCGAACATCTGTTTTTTTATAGGATGAAAAGGTGATGCCGCGAAAATCACTATCACTTCGAATATCGTTGATTTCGGTAGGATCTGACATGGACGATCTCGTTATTCATTCTTCGGTTTTTATTCATGCGAGAATAACGCTAATAATATTTTATATTGAAATAATAGTAGAAGTCCGATAGATACGAATATAAGCGCAATTATATGTACAAGTCATTTTCAAGTTATATTCGATCAATCACTCGATGGGAGATACTAACCATTATGTTTATATTATTGATGATTCTCTGTTTTATCAAGCGTGATCTCTCGGCGCATGTGGAAGGATTTGAGCAAAGAGACAAATATCGCGTCTACGAGAATGATGCGATCTATGATGATTTTTATGCGGACATCTATGATGAACTTTTTATTCAACCGAATAAAATAGAGGCTGAAGTAGATGAAATCATTCACATTACCGGTGCATTAAAAGGTAATGAAAAAGATAAAAAGAATTTCAAAGTATGCGATCTAGGTTGTGGGCGCGGACATCATGTAGATCAGTTGCAGCACAAGGGTATTCATTCGGTTATTGGGTGCGACAAATCCATCGCAATGCTTAAGAATGCGAGAGATTTGTATCCGTCGTCGAAATTTATTCAAGGCGATTTTATGAAGCCAATGTTATTTAGTGAAGAAGAATTCAATGTGCTTACATGTTTCTATTTTACGGTGTATTATGCGAAGGATAAACGGGCGTTCTTACGAAATTGTTATCAGTGGTTGAAACCAGAAGGGTATCTTATTCTTCATTTGGTAGATCGTAATCATTTTGATCCGATTGTTCCGGGTGGTAAACCATTATTTATTGTAAACCCGCAAACATATGCAAAAGAACGGATTACGAATTCGATCGTGAAGTTTCGAAGTTTTCAATACAAGTCGGATTTTACTGCTCCACCTCCCACAAAAAGTAGCGCTAGCGCTAAAACAACAAAAAATACCGGCGAAAAGAATATTGGCAAGTTTGTTGAGAAGATCACCGACGATAAAACAGGGAAAGTTCGAGAGAATATTCATACGTATTATATGCCAACAAACCGCGAGATGTTGGATATTGCAAAAGAGGTCGGTTTTACAGTAACTGGGCATGTTGATTTGGTGCATGTATTGAATGAGTATCAGTATTTGTATATCTTGAAAAAGGTCGCGTAACCACGAACCATGGTTTTTATACTTCTAATATAATGAAAACATCAGTAAATGGAAGGAATCAAAGGAATGATCGGTAATGTAGGTGAATTGTATCACTGGCCACCTTTTTTTTTTCATTATATTATCGCATCTATCTGTGTATTCTATGTCATTTGTGTTTGTATATTAAAATTCAAATACTTATTCTGGTATAATCAACCCATAACATTTCAATTTACACTGCGTCGTTTCTTACGTGGTAATGACTGCATGAATACGAGTATTATGCATCCATTATCTCTCGGTAAACGATATAATAATGCGGTAGTGTATCCGTTTTTGCACTTTGTCGATCATAAAAGCGTTATTGTATACGGGAGTAGTCGCCAATCTATCACCGATGCGCCTTATGAAAAACTCGCGACATTTTTATCGCGCCGAGAGATGGAAGTGATCGCGCCAACTAGACGGCGTTGTTTGTTAAATGACGATAGCGAAGATATAATATATA